GATTGCCAGTTTCTACGGCATGACGAAGCACGCCGACTGTAATAAGTTGTTTAAAAAATTAACAGGCAAAGAAATGAGATCATTTAAAGACTTGAACGTTTCCTATAAGCCGGAGGACGGCAAGAAGCGTTTTCCCGGAGTGGTGGTAAGCATCCGGGAACTGGTAAACTTACCGATTGTAGTGAAGGACTTTGAGACCGGGATCAAGACCGAACAGGGAGAGGACCGCTGTATCGTGGCCATCGAAGTGAACGGCGAGGCGAAGAAGTTCTTCACCAACAGCGAGGAGATGAAGAATATTCTCGCACAAGTGAAGGAAATGCCGGACGGTTTCCCGTTTGAAACGACCATCAAGACGGAAACCTTCGGCAAAGGTAGAACCAAATACGTGTTTACATGAAAAGAGTTGAAGGAAGTGCCGGGGTAAAACTGATTGAATGTGTGAGCCCGGCTCGTAATGGATGGCGCATTCGTTGGGATGTGCAGGAACGTGGGGACGGTTCCGCCTCCTATATGGAGGAGGAGTTTCTGGGCAAGCCCTCGGACCAGGTAATAAGATCCGTCGTGCTTGGTTGGTATAACGAAAGGATAAACGAAGCTATTCTTTGCGGTTTTGTTTACGATGGCATGCCGGTGTGGCTGTCAAGCGAGAACCAGTTCAACTATAAGACGGCCCATGACTTGGCTGTACAGACCGGTGGTGTCACACTTCCGGTAACGTTCAAATTCGGGACGGATGACGAACCCCGGTACCGGACGTTTGAAAAACTGGAGGAGCTGACGGACTTCTATACGAAAGCCATGAGGCACATCCAGAATACGCTGGCTGACGGCTGGAAAAAGAAAGATGCTTTTGATCCGGAGAAGTACCGGGTGGAATAAATCCTTCGGGGGAGGATAAGAAAAAGCCCCCGGCCTGTTAAAAAGTAACGCCAATCACTTTTAAAACATGAAACGCCAAACCGCGCGACCGGGGGCAAATGCCCTCTGTCACGGTTTGACGTTTTTTTGTTGTTTAAAAAATGATTGGCGATGCAAAGATATAATTTTTTTGTTGTATGAAAGTGATTGAGATATTAAACTTTAACCGAGAGCTGCTGAAAAGGCTCCAGGCGGTCGGCATCCGTCTGGAAGATGCCCGGTATATCGATCTGTATGCGGATTATACCCGCCTGCTGGATCATGGTGAGAAAGTCTCGTATGTCGTGGCCGTACTGTCCGAGAAGTATTCGGTGAGCGAGCGTAAGGTTTACGCCCTGGTGAAACGGTTTCAAAGTGACTGCAAGACGCTTGCAGTGTGAATGAGTTGTCTTCTACCGTTTGGAGCGCCGTTTTCCCCTATCTTTAGGGTGTTTTAATATTAGAAGGAGGAAATGGCTATGAATAAGTATTACCGTATCCTGGACAAGATTCTTGTCGCGGGAAAGACACAGACCAACAAGAAGGGAAATATACAATACCTTCTGAATGAACAGTTGTCGCTGACACCGGCGGACCTGCTTGACATATTCGAGGGGCATAATATCGCCCGCAAGAAACTTCGTAGCGAGTTACAGCTGTTCATGCAGGGGGAACGTAACGTGGAGAAGTACCGGGAGGCCGGCATCAATTGGTGGGATTATTGCGGTTCCATCCTGGTGAACAGTTATCCTACCTATTTCGAGAAGCTGCCGCCATTGATAGCGAAAATCAACCGGGAGAAGCGCAACAGCAAGAACTATGTGCTTTTTCTGGGTGAGACTGGTGCCGAAAGTAATCAGGCACCCTGCTTGAGTTTGGTACAGTTCCAGCTGGATGACGGGGAACTGGTTCTGTCTGCCTACCAGCGCAGCAGCGACGCGAACCTCGGGCTGCCTTCCGATATTTACCACCTGTACCTGATGGCACGGCAGATAGAACTTCCCCTGAAGTCGATCACCCTCTTTCTGGGAAATGTACATATCTACGAGAACAATATCCCGGGTACCCGCGCACTGCTTGCCGGTGACGAGACGGTCCGTTTCGGGCTGAACGTGTAGTTTGCTGTATATGTCTTGCAGCGGGAACCGTTTATGCTTCCCGCTGTTTTTCATTTATTTTGGGGACCTTTGTGGCCGTTTTTAAGGCAGAATGAAATGAGAAAGATGTATTCGTCCGCTCCGCTTCCTTTTGTGGGGCAGAAACGCATGTTTGCGAAGGAATTTATCAAGGTGCTGGGACAGTTTCCGGACAGCACCATGTTTGTGGACCTGTTTGGCGGCTCGGGCCTGCTGTCACATATTACCAAATGTGTCAGGCCTGATGCCACCGTTGTTTATAACGACTTCGACAACTACCGCCGCCGACTTGCGAATATCCCGGCCACCAATGTGCTGTTATCCGATTTGCGCCGGATAGCTGAAGGGGAACCCAAAAATAAACGTATAACCGGGGAGGTTTGCGATAAAATGTTTGCCCGTATTGAGAGGGAGGAAAAAGAGCACGGCTACGTGGATTATATCACGATTTCAGCCTCCTTGTTGTTCGCCATGAAGTATGTGTCCAGTTTGGAAGAAATGAAGAAAGAAGCCATTTACAATAGAATTCGGCGGGCTGATTATTCCGAAGCGGAAGATTACCTGGAAGGGATTATGGTTACCTGCAAAGATTACAAGGCAGTGTTCAAATGTTACAAGGATGTTCCGGGCGTGGTATTCCTGGTTGATCCGCCATACCTTTCCACTGAAGTGGGAACTTACAGGATGTCCTGGCGTCTGGCTGACTATCTGGATGTGCTAACCGTTCTGAAAGGGCATTCGTTCGTGTACTTCACTTCAAACAAGACCTCCATTTTAGAACTGTGCGACTGGCTGGACCGAAATCCATTTGTTGGCAGCCCGTTCAAGGAATGCAGGAAAGTGGAGTTTAGTGCAAGCGTAAACTATCAAGCTAAATATACAGACATGATGCTGTACACGAAGCC